AGTGAGACTCAACACTCAGCAATTATACTTTCGCGAAATAGCCTTCTTCTTTAAGTCTAGCCGCATAGAATGTAAATATTCTTAATGGGTTTTGACCTGTAGTTAAAGTACCATTCTTTACAGCTAATGCAACCAAGTCTTGTGAAGTAAAGCTAATAGATGATAATTCATCTTTTTTAGCGTTCATCACAGTATTAATCAACGCAATCATTTGCGGTGTTTTACACTCGGGTTTTTTACCCGTGAACTTGTATAAAGTTCTCGCTGAGCCTTTACTTTCTTTCGAAGGTTTAGGTACAGCCGTCACTTTAGCTTTACTCAATGGTTTTGCCACTGTTTTGGTAACAGTTGCTATGGGTGCTCTCTTCTTAGACAGCGTATTTTTCGTCGTAGGCATTTCTACTACTGTATGTAACATACTCTTTCTCCTTTCTTTGTCGTTAATATAAATCCACCTTGCGGTAGAACATAATATAAGTGTATATAAGAGCCGCCCGAAAGTAAAGCAGTACTACGAGCGGCACATAAAGCGACACTTAATCTTTTCGCCAAACCCTGACACCTGATACTTCGTTCTCTAAACGATAACGAATCACGAAATGTCTTTCTGGTTCTTGCTTTTTACCGTAAGTCCGAGTAGCCTGTGCTAATCTGTTCTTCATACGGTTAGCATTATCTTCCCCGTCTAACGGGAAAAAGATAGAGTCTCCTGCATCCATTTTATCGAACGGATATTTTAACTCGTTGCGTATATCTGTAGGTAACGCAATACCTTTATCAATTTGAACTTCCACTAGTGGACCTCCTGTATATCATCAAAAGAAACTAAATTGTTTTCTTCTAAGTAGTTTTTCCAAAACATCACGACCAACGACATATCTTTAATAGTCGTTAACTCCTGACAACCTTGTGCAATCATGGAATCAGATAATACACGAGCCAGTTCATCCTGACCTGACTCGTATAAACCCACCCATACCATTTCTAAAACTTCTGCGTCTAAGAAATATGTTTTAGGTGTTTCGGACATTACACGCTCCTCGCTATAGCAAGTTCTAACGCTTTGCTTTTACGATTAGCTGCTGCACCAAACCATGCACTATGTAACGCGTTACCTTCTGTTTTAGACTCACGTAAATGGTCTTCAACATAGGTTACTGCATTTAATGCACCCCACCACGTACCTCTGGCAGACTTCAGGTTTGCACCTGGACTCTTTTCTAAGGCATCTACCACTAATGAAGGGAACTTATTAAGCTTATCCTTTAGAGGCTCCTGTATACCGACTATTTTACCAGCTTCACGAAGCTGTTCAGTTAGCCTATACTCGGCGATCATTGCGGGTTGGTATATCTCACTAACGTAATCAAGCACATCAGAGTGCTTAGCTTTCGTTTTAGATAATAGAGTGGCATTTTTTCTAAAGTCTGTCATGGCGGAAGCAGAGAGACCTAAGGCATCTTCTGCGGCTTTCATAACGTCTGAGCCGAACTCTTTAACGTGTGGCATACGAAACGACGCTGTATTATTCATACCTAACGCTACTGTAAGTGTATTATTACATACAACTCTTATAGGCGTTAGTTTAATAGTCATCGATCTACCAACAATGTGGGGTTGATTAATAAGGAGATAACCTTTTATTTGGTCGTCTCCCGCCAATTCGAAGTCTTCTGAGATTTTAGCTAAACCCCAAATTTCTCCACCGTTCTTTAAACTACCTGCGGTTTCCATGGTCATATGACCTGCTTCCGTAAAGTTTTTAAAGAATTTAAATACGTCCTCATTTTGAATAGGGACATAGTCTCTACCGCAATGTGATAGTATTCGGTTATCCGAGTCACGAACGATGTGAAAAGTATTTTCCGCTTGGATAATACCTACGTCTTCGCTCCACTCGGGTGCGTCGAGAGTATAACTAGGGCGTTTACTAACGCTCCAATCTAAACTCGCAGCTTTCTGCATTTGCAATGGGGTGAGGTTCGAGTCGACTTCAACACCTAAACCGTGCCAAGGTACGTCGTTCGCCCACGCCATTGTCTCTACTTGATGTGCCATATAATTCTCCTTTCTTAAAGTAATGACCGTAGCTTAATTGCTACGTTTATTAGTATAAGGACCATAGCTACGAAAGTAAAGCACTAGCAAGAGTGTCCCATTTGTACGGGATAGTAAGAGTTACGAGAGCTTTTGATTTAAAACCTTTTTTAACCAAATCTTGGATTCCTGTAAGGCTGTCTATATGGTAGAGTTTGATTTCGTCTTGTTTTCTAGCCATCACGAAAACTTGCCCTCCATGTGATGCACGTTTCGCTAACCAAGATATTTGCATAGGTCGTAGAGTAAGTGCGTTACCTGTATGTATTTCTTTTAATTCTACCCAAAATTCTTTGCCTTTAGCACAACCGTTAACATCAGGAACACCTGCTCCTGTTAAACCTGTTTCAACTCTTTGAAGATGTATTTGCGGTAGATTGGTTCTCATCAGGAGCCATAGATTCTTTTCCTTTGACATGTGTTTCTCCTTTATCGGGCTGTCTGTGTATTGCTTGGTGTAATTTATCTTTAGTAGCAAAGAAATACATATCATCCATACTATTGCTATCTTCTGATTCTCGTCTTAACTTCCATTTTCTAGTATTAACTGTTGCGTAATTTACGTCATGACATTGATTATAAACTTTTACGAATTCTTGTAAGCCATCCATAACTACTTGGTTTTCGTGATCGTTTCTATCTAATACATAAGTTTCATGATTTGCTTCAGCTATCGCAAATACATCTTTAGGTACGTGGTAATCATCGCTACACCACCTATCTTGACCGCCTACAAAACTTTCTTCTTTCTTTATTGAACTAGCCCCGACCATTGATCGTGGTCCACCCTCTTTGCCTGAAGCACCGTAAACTGATTTATATACTTCTTGGTTTTTATATGTATTCGCTTTCTTTTGACAAACCAAACTACAGTATTTTTTCCTTTTACCTGTTAATCGTTCGTCACAACTAACTAATCTACATTGTAAATATGAAACTTTCTCTTTCATCTTTCCTTTCTCCCGTCTTTTTATATAATTTAAACATAGTAAATAGCTTAAACGCGATAAACCCCAAAGTAAAGCACTATTTTACTAGTACGAGTTCTTTAAGATATTATTAGACTCGGGTAAGGCTAAGCCCTTACCTATCCCCCGAACGTTTAACCTGTGGCGTCTGAGGGGACGGGTTTTTTCTATTTTAGGCTTTTTTATAGTATTTTATAGATTACCAGTTCCAACCTGTATGAGGAGCAACTTTTTGGTTATCGGACGCTAATTTAACATCACGATCGCTTAACCATTCATTAAAAGCCCTTTGAGTTTGTTCAGGGTCTGAGTAGAGTGACTTTAATTCTGACCATTTGTTTCGTGTTATTTGTACACCGTAGTAGTAATCACCGTCACCGAGTTTACAACGTGTAATTATTTGCCACATTCTTTGTTTAGTTAAATCGTAATCTTTTCCTAATTGTTGTAGAGTAGTTTTTTCTTCTGACCACCTTTCATACATAGTTCTGTATTTGATGGAATTCTCTTTCGCTTTTATTTCTGAAATACCTTTCATCTTTTTATATCCTTTGTTTCGCCCCATGACGTTCCTAACTCCATGTCCACTAATAGGGGTACTGCAAGTTTTACACAGTTTTCCATTATTCTGGCTACTGTATTTGCTTGTTCAGTGTTCTCTATCGAGATATCAACCTCATCATGAACTTGTAGGTGAGGAACAATTCCTTCCTCCCAAAGACCGAGCATAGCTAACTTTGTCATGTCAGCAGCCGAGCCTTGTATTAAACGATTTAAAGCTTTATATGTATATGACCTTTTTAAATTGTCACCGTATTTTTCTTTCGCTTCTTCTAGAGGTAGAGGTAGAGTGCGTTCGTATCTACTTTCCCATAGATCGAAACGACAACGTCTTCCTGCAAATGTTTTTATATATCCTCTATCCATAGCAACTCTCGCACACTGGTCTTGTAAAGCTCTTATAAAAGGAACTTTAGCATGGTACTGTTGGAAAAGCTTTTCAGCTTCCGTATCATCTAGCCCTAGTTCTTTAACAAGTTTTTCTTTACCCATCCCGTAACTTAGCCCAAGATTAATAGTCTTAGCTTGTTTACGTGGTATATTTGCCATATCTGCCACGATCTGGTGGAAGTCAGCATTTTCTTCTGTATATAACTTAACAGCATCTGTTGCACCTGTTAATTTCATCTGGTCAGCGTAATGAACCGTTAACCTAGGTTCTTGTTGGGAGTAATCGAATACACCCCATTGACAGTTATCTTCGGGAATAAACAAAGAACGGATTAAAGTTCCTATCTCTGGGTCTCTCGCAGGTACTTGTTGTAGATTAGGATTACTATAACTAAACCTACCGCTAACTGTACCGCCACGGTCGTTACGCATAGCATGTGCTTCTGCGTGTATTCTACCATTAAAACAATGGTCTTTAATCATCTTATCTATAAACGTAGTCCTAGCTTTATTTAACTTCCTTGCTCTAACTATAAGTTGAGGTAGTTCATGGTCGTGACCTTCTAACCATTCTTTTTGGAAACTAGGCGTACCTTTCGCTGTTCTAGGATACCATATTTTATTCTTCTCAAAGATACCTTGTAAAGAAACATTAGCCCAAAGGTTTACTTCCGAGCCATACTGTCTTTTAATCTCCACCATTATCTTTTGTTCTTGTAAAGAAAGTTTCTTACTTACGCTATCCGCTTTCTCTTCATCTATTCTAACACCCCTCCATCGCATTTCTAATAACAAAGGTATTAACCTACATTCCATATCTAATATGTTTTCTAGGTTTTGTTCAGCTATTTCTAGCTTTAACTTTTTCCAAAGTTTTAAGGTTAGTACTGCATCTTGCTCACCGTAAGGTCCAACGTATTTAGAATGTAGTTTATACATCTCTGATTTAGGGTTAACCCCGAAAGATAAAGAAGCATTACGTAATAAAGTCTCGTCTTTTTTCTCACCGCAATAAAACTCACCTAGATTATCTAATGAATAAGAATACCTGTTTTCGTTAACTAACGGTGCGGCGACAATAGTATCCAGTATTTTACCTTTTACATCGACCCCTTCTCTTCTTAGCCAACCTACATCGTAGAGTGCGTTATGAAATATAACCTCTCGTTTTTCTGATGATAGAGTATTCCTTAACCACCTAAGTACAAGACCTTCGTCAAGATTACCTCCGCCCTCGTGACGTATAGGAAAGTAACCATGCCAATTATCCGTAGCTATACCGATACCTACTACATGCCCACGACCTGTAGCCCATCCTGGACCACACGTCATAAGGTGAGGATCATATGTCTCTAAGTCTACCGCTATAGTTTCCGTATCAGAAAACTGAGGGAAAATCGCAGGGATAGTCCAATCACTTTTAGGTGCAAACATTGATCCTTGTAGCATTTATTCTCCGTTGTTATCTATAGTTAGTTTAATCTTAGGTGATTTTTTCTTAACTACGGAAAGCTTCTTCTTAACAGCTTTTCTATTTTGATCAAACTTCTCTAAATCAAGAGTCGCTTCTTTAATCATCTGTTTAAGTAGTTTACGCTCAGCTACTTTGTTAACAACCACGGTAGAGCTCATAGGTGTTAGAAAGTTAATAAGTTTTGTCCAGAATCCCATACTAGTCCTCCTCTCTGTCATTTTCAGCAGAGTAATTTACATCTTCAGCTTCTTCTATTTCTGTACCTGTTACGGTTTGTTCTAAGATGTGTTCTTCAGTTAATAATAAATACCTACGTAAGTCTCTGATATCATCGAGTAGACCTGCTTCGCCTTGATAGACTTCACCTGCCTCGAATATATCCCACTTATGTTTTTTAGATTGGTGTTCTATCCTATCAAATTTACGTGCTAACATCATAAAAGCACCTACACCTCCGCGACGTCTCCAAGAATCACCGTAAGATTTTTCAGCTTTTTGTAATGCTGTTAAATCGTTTTGAGCGATGTCTTTCATCTTTTCCCATTTATTCATGAGCTTCTCCTTTTTCCGCAGGGTTAGTAATAGTCTTGTCTCGTTTGCGGATCCAGTCGAGACAAGCTCTTCTCCAGTCTAGAGCTTTTATATCATTTATTTTTTCGTATGCATGTTTAAAATCACCGTTCTTATACGCAGAGTAAACTCTTACCATAGGAACAGCTATATCTTTAAGTGCTGGGTTTATCCAATCCACCTCATCTAAATCATCGTATAACCAATTATCAACAGGGAAAATATTAAAGAATCTTTCTAACTCCCATGATAAACTAGCAGGTTCAGTGAACAAAGGTAATACTTGATCGTTTAGATAAGTATCATATGGATTCTTTTTATCTTTATATGAATAGATATCTAAAGACATATCTTTAACTTTATCCCAAACAGGGTTTAAATAGATATGAAAACTATCACTAACCTGTCTATAAACACCCATCTCAACTCCTAAAGAAGAAGCCATATATTCTTGTAGGACTGACATATGAACCGAGTTAGCACCATAAGCTCCCCATAACATATCGTTAGACCTATTACATACAGTCATATTTAGTTTGTTATCTCTAATCTTAAAATAAATATTAGTATTACAAGGTACGTCTTTTCTTGCTATATTTTTATTACAAGCTCGTGCTAAATCTTCTTTTGCGTCCCACATCTGTAAAACAGCCCGTCTATCGTCAGGGTTTTCTTTTAACATATCAATTAACATAGCTAACTGGTCTTTATTAAAATAACTTTTCCATCGCCAACCGTAAGCCCCCCATAGTATTTCCCCATCGTCTGAAAAATCTTCCATAGATTTAACAAAATAGGTTAAAGGTTCTAAATCATTACGTCCCGCTAACATCCATAGGCTCTCTATATAATGAAAGAAAGGGTTAGCGTCTCTTTTACTAATTAAACATACTCTTTCCCAAGGCTTGTTATAAACTGTAGTAACAGGTTCTAATGCCTCATACGTAGTACCATTACGGCTTTCTTGTATTCTATAATTACTTTCATCTTTAAATAAGTCGATACCTTTAAGTAGAGCATCGTTTACATTTCTCGAATTAATTACTTTCATAGGGTATCGTGGTAACCATCTATTATTTCATTAATAAGAAACAATATTTCACTATCAGCTAATCCTGGAATTTTCTTTTTAACAAAAGCTTTTGCCATTTCTTGTGTAGCAGGAACTTTTAAAAAGAAAGCCACCTCTAAAAACTGTGTGTAATGTATATCAACTAGGTCTCCCCAGTCTTCTAAAAGTTGTAGTGAATATTCATTAACTTTTCCCATATTTACTTTCTCCGTCTATTAAATCTTCTATTATTGGAAGATTATTTGGTTTATATATTGACCTTGTTCTTCCTTCTTTTTTATGTATCCTAGAATACTTATCGAATTCACAAAGCCCTCCTTCTATTTCACGCATTTCATACGCTAAATCGTTTCTTTGTAGAATAGACATAGGTAGTCTAGTCTTAACCTCAGATAACAAAACATTCATCTCGTAGTTCCAATTATGACTACGTTTACAGAAATCTAACTCTCTGCCCGTAAGCCTGTTTAGTCCTCTCATCGCTCCTGGACCTGCATTACCCCACGTTAATATATCGGGAGCATCTTTTAACAAATAAGTATGACGTAAATCAGTAACTACTTCGTATGCCATAAATGGACCCATGTACGGATAATCACGTAACCAAGTCCAACACTGTTCTAAAGAACAAGTATTGTTTTCTATCTTATCTAGTAGAGTATGTCTGTGATCCCACATATGTGAAATACATTCAGCGACTCCTGTAACCTTATCCATACCGTTTGGTGATTTTATAATATAAGCACCTGTAATCCATTTAGGTTGTTTAGTTATTTCTTCAATAGCTTTTTTCCTATCCCAATTACGTAACAAATCATGTTCTATTAAAGTCCTTCCTGTATCTATATGGTTAAACCATCTAAAGATAACAGTAGCCATTAGAACGTCTCTATCATCGGCTAAAGGGTCTCTTATATGTTCACGAAACCACCTAGTAGTTCTATCGTCTTCTCTAAAAACTTGGCAAAACTTAAATTGTCGAAGAATCGGATCATCAGTCCACGGGGCAGGAAGATTAGATACTTCTTTTAATTGACGTATCTTTTCCCTCTCTGTTTGCCAGTAGCAATAACGGTCTAATTCTTCTTCAATAAAAGCGGTCATTACTTTTTCCTTAATACCCACGCACAATTATTAGAAAACTCAGGGAATGGAGCAGCAGCAGCTACACGCAGGAACTGTCTACCATACCTAGTTTCTAACATATCTAATTGTTCTTGATTCCATGCTCTTGGATACTTTTTAATATTAGTATGTGTAGGTAATCCATCAACAGAAGGCTCTATTTGTTCTTTCATAGCTTTCTTTAAATTAGGTAGTTGAATAAAAGTCCCTGTAACATCTTCGATAATAAAGTTTCTTTCTAATTCTTCTTTAAGTTCTTGGAAACCCCATTCATAAACGTGGTCTTCAGGTAACTTGTCGTTAGAACCGTCGTGGTTAGGCGTTGATATATAAGCTAAAGCATTAGGTCTCATTGTTCTAGCCGCATCGTCTAGCCATGGACCAACGAACTCTCTACCCATGTGTTCTATAACTTCCGTAGACCAAAAGAAATCAATACTTTCATCAGGTAGGGCGTGAAATATATTAAGTTTACCTTCGTCATCGTATTCAGGAACTGTTACGTCTACTATATCAATAGTAGCATTAAAGTTCTTAAACCATGTAGAATCTTTAAGTTCTCCTCCACCGTTAGACCAATAAGGATTTTCTAATTCACACGCAGGGTCTATATCTGTTCCGTAAAACGAATTAATGATATCTGTTTTCTTTACAACGTATGCTTTATATAAGTTCCTAAGAGCCCAACATTCACCACAACCCATTTCAAAAGTATCAATAGGTCTACCTAAAGCTTTCGCTTCACTGATACATAAAGAAGATATTTTATCAAACCTACTCATATGAGCGATTTCATCGGGTCTCCAATTACCTAAAACTCCTGCCGAAGCAAGATCCATTCTTGTATTTTTACTGTCGTTTTCGTTAACAGTTAGCTTTTTTCTTATTGATGACATATTGTTTACCTCCACCAAACTGGTTTATTTAAGTAAATAATATACTTTACTTTTATATGCAAAGTAAAGAACTTTCATAGCTGATAGCAGCGTGTCGTTTTAGGTTCAATTAGATACAAGTTCTCTTTTGTCCTCGTTACACCTACGTAAAATACTCTGTTTTCATCATCAGGATTTTCTTGGTAGTTTTTATAAACTCTATTAGTTATATCAGTTATTAATACAACGTTGGTAGCTTCACCACCTTTAGCAGCATGGATAGTAGATAATCTTATTCTAGGTAGCTTGGTTATCTTTTCTCCTCTACGTAACATAGCTCTTATGTAACTAACTTCTTTAGGGCTAAGTAGATTAAAAACGTCATACCAAAACCCGTCTGGCAGGTCTGGAAAATGTGTTTTAAGGTCTTGATACTGCATTATAATATTAGAATCTAACATATCTAATTTCTTAGGTTTTTCTACTTTAATGAATTTCAATATGTTGGCACACTCCGTAAGGGAAACGCCTTGTCCTTTTGTTAACCTTTGCCAATGTACTACGGCTCGTACTTTAGCTTCAGAGATACTTGGTCTACCTTTTACTTCAAAGAACCAACCTTCGTTTCTACAATACTCATCGACTTCTTCTAATAGATAATTAGTCCTAGCTAATACTAACCAATCACCTTCTTCCATATCTACCGATTCTATTGTAGGTTCCCACCTTACAACGCCTTCATCCTTCCTAGGAGTCCATTCTTTATATATCCTAGAGCTTACTTGACCTATACATTTTTTAGCTATCTCGTGAACCGAGGAGGGTACTCTATAGGATTGTTTTAAGACCATAGCGTTCTTAGAGTTCTGTATTAAGTAATCAACATCTGCTCCCGCCCATTTATATATAGCTTGGTCATCGTCACCTGCTACGTATATCTTTTTAGCTTTTTCTGCGAGTTTACGAACGACTGCCCATTGTACTGGAGATAAATCTTGTGCTTCGTCTACAAACATAACATCTAATTCAGGAACGTCACCTTCTGTAAGAAACTTATGTAACATATCGGTATAGTCAACTAACAATCTATCTTCTTTAAATAACTGTAACCCCCTAGCAAACCTTTCTAATTCAAACCAACCTACAGCATCATCAACTTCATGCCATTGTTGTTTTAATGGTATATTTTTCATACGTGCGAGGTTTTCTATAAACGCTAACCTATCATCATGTGTCATACCAAACAGGTGACCGTCATCAGAACTCGTCCTAGTTGATAACCGTAAGTTAAGTTTTTCGTTAAGGTCTTTTATATCTGTATGGCTAACTACACTTTCTCGTGTTAACCCTAGTTGTCTAAACGCTAATGAATGTAATGTTCTAAAGAAAGGTAATTGTTTATCACTGATATTAAACCTACTTATAGCCCTTTCCTTTCCTTCCTTTACTGCTTTTTTAGTAAAAGTAAAGAAACCAATACTTTCAGGTTGAGTACCGTTTTCTAATTCATCTTCGATTAACCCCAGTAATGTACTCGTTTTACCTGTTCCTGGAGGTCCAAGGATAACTTGTGTATGGCTCGGTAAGGTCATAAACCGCTTCTAAACGTTAAGTTAATTCTTTCTTTTGTTAATTGTAAATCAGGAACACAATGAGTAGAGTGCATTTGATTATGACCATCGAATATTAATACGTCTCCGTGTTCTAAAACAAAAAACCTTTCGTCTATTATAAAGTTTTCTTTAGTAACATCGTTTAACTCACTTGTATTAGTATGTTTTTTAATAGGGTTTTGATAAGTACGTTGTACGAATACTCTAGGAGCACCGAAAGAAATAGAAACAACAATATCATCTAAAGTAGGAACAGTATCTGAGTGATGTGGTATTCCTTTACCTTCTCTAGCGTAATAACCTGCTAAACAAAAAGTAAACTTTTTCGTAATACCTAATTCTTCCCATACTAATTTCTCTGCTTCATGTTTAATATGGTATATAGGTGTAGTCCACGTATCGGGTTTATACAGTTTACCTGCGTACTCAAAACCATGGGTCGAAGAACTACCGTATCCTTTGGTTGGTCTACCTTTAACAATTTTTCCTTTAAACTCTCGTTCTCTTGGTTCATCCCATTGCTTTATTTTAGGGTCACAATCTTTAAAGTGATGTTTTATATAATGGATCATAGTAAATTATCGTTAAATTCAGGCAAGTCATGAGGCTCGTCTTGTGCTTTAAACTCCTCTATAAACCAAACGTTAACCCCTCTCCCCTTTATGTTAAAGAAGTAAGGCTCACCATGAAGTTGTTTTAATTTAGATGTTAGTTTATTTCGTTGGTATTCTTTAAAGTTATTCCTGTGTAGGTAATCCATAAGGTCTGCTAATCTGAAATACGTTCTACCTTTATCTGTCCAAGGCTTATGTAATAGTAATTCATCACGTTCTCTAGCAGGTCTTTCTGTACAAAAGGTTTCTAGTAACTCTAAGAAATATCCTTCTGTAGAACTTTCTTTAGGTACTTCTACTACTGTTATCGCATCAAGTAACTGTTGAATAATTTGTTGCCAAACGTTTTCTTTTACCTTTGGGGGTATTTTATTTAAAGCGTCCATACACTTTCTTTGAAACCTGTTTTGGTTTAATAAATCATCTGTTTCTAATTCTAATCTACCACCTTCGACATCTAAGAACCATATAGGTGGGTCACTATCTTGTTTAGTAAGGTTACTAAATAGAGGTGTTCCTCCATTAGCCCCGATACCAAATTTACGAGTCCTACATAAAGGACTATTACAATGACTAGCTATAGGTTGGTCATTACATTTATAGAAATAATCTTTCCTTTGTACTTGTTTACCAATTGTTAATACTTCTTGTGCACCTAACGGAGGTTGCATATACTGTATATTAACTTCTTCTAATCGTTTCTCCCAATCGTCTGGAAACTTCTTCCTAAGGAATACACCTAAGTTAAACAATCCCGAGTTTCTAGTACCTTTAGGAAACCCCTGTACAATTAGATGTTGTAAACAAGGCGGTGCTTGGTCGAGCCACTCTACTGATTCAGTAAGAGGACTAGCTTCTAACTTATCTAATTCTTTAGGTTTTAGTTCAATAGTTTGTGCGTAATCTAAAAACTCTCGTGGAGTTAACGCCTGTCCTTCTTTACCGTAAGCGTACCGTGTAGAGTTCTCCCCTCCAAAGTAAGGCATATTAAGAGTACTACCCCTATCGCCTCTATCTAATAATAGTTTAGTTTGTTTTGGAAATATCTCTGTTTGTCCGTATCCAATAGACGCGGCAATCTGTCTTAGTTTTCTTTGTAACGTAGCGGCAGTTACAGGCTCACTTAGAAATATATAAATATGAGCACCTCCACTTTTACTACGGCACAGTACAAGGGGTAAATCTTGTTTGGCTATTTTTATAGCTAAGTCTTTTAGATCGAGTTGATACTCATCAACATCGATAGCCCCCCAGACACAGCTGTTTGTTTCATCAATCGCTACAATTCCCACACTCTGTCGACCAGTTAAGTGACCGTCCCATAACCCAAGGAGGTCTTTATCAGACAACTCCTTGGATATTGTTATGTTCTTGCCACTCGCCTTGCCATCTTCTCTGGTGTCATTACTGGCTGTAAAAGTCCCATAAGCTGAACGTAATCCTGCGTAGCGTTTAGCAAATTCTTCTGCTAACGACATAAAATTACTCCGTTGTTATAGTTGTTCTTCTTTTACCGCAACGTCACCCGATCTAGCCGCTGACATAAAGTCTCTAGCCATAAGAGCTATAGACATCTCTGTCGCAGAGGATTGGTTAACACTATAAGCACTCCAACTGCCTTTGTCGTTAGACTGAACAGTAGACGTTAATCTATAACTATAAGCAAACATCGGAGCTTCTACAGAGACTCCTTTGCTATTCTGTACTCTAGCCATTCTTAACATCGTTAACCACTTCCTAGCTACACCTAATTGAGTAGAAGTAAATGCAAGTACTGCTTGTTGAGCGGTATCTCCATCTAATACTAAGACAAAGAACTGTGCTGTTTCAACAATCTCATTACCTTCTTTAGTATGGTACTTTCTAGTCTCAGGGTCTCTAGTACAACTGGATAGAATAGAGATGTCATGGTTAGCGTTTACAAGACCGCCACCTTTTTCTCTAGGAATCCATTCGATGTACTTTTTGTTATAAGCACAAGGAACTATTACGATACCTTTCTCTCCGTCGTAAGCTTCACCTGTAACAGTGTTGAACAGGTCGCCTGAACTAGCACCCGCTACATAGCTTCCGTTTTGTTTTTGTAGTTGTGGTGACATCGGTTGTAGAACTCTAATAAAGGGAATCGCAAAATCCTCTGTAGTAGTTTCTTCTAACCCTGTACCGCCTGACAATAAAGTATCGTCAAAAGTGCTTATAGAGGTTGAACTCTGTTCAGCTATCTCATTTTTTTCATCTGTCATAATATTAATCCTTTTTAATAATTGCTTTAGTACCAATATAGATACCAAAAGGCTCGGTTGGAATATCGTTCCCCTGTGTAAGTTGCTCTTTAACAAAAGCTTTTAACGTACTTGGGTGAACACTCTGACGTACTTCTGGTGATAATCCTCTGGATTGTAGGGCTGAAACAGTTTGTTCAACTACCTCACTTTCCTCACGTCCGAACTTTAAAAGAACTTCGTTCTTTATTAATCCTTCGTGTCCATTAGATATGAGCCAGTCATACGCTTTTTCTTGGTTTGCCTTAGATATATGGGCGTTATAGAACTCATTAATGTCGATTTTCTCGCCACTACTAAGTACTATTTGAGTTAATCCTGCTGATTGCATAGCATCAGGTAACTCTTGCTCCGAAGTCAAACGAAGTTCTTCTTTCTTAGCTTTAAGATTAGCTTCCAACTCTGCCACATCTGTAGCAAGTCTTAACTGTTTATTAGCCAAGGTCGAAACGGTATTAAGTTCTCCATCAGTAACATCATTAGTCCATTCCTGAACGTCTTTTGTACCGATTAAGTCCTCAAAAGTAGGTTTCTCAGTCATTTATTTCTCCTTTCTGGTTTAGGTCGATATCAACAGGGTAGTACATACCTTCCTGTCTATCCCATTTAAGGATACTATATCGCCCTCTGTTATAATATGCAGCGATAGAACACGCTACTCCAATTGCGGCGGGATCGCCAATCAATAATAAATAATCCTCCTCCTTATAGTCTTGTAGAACTTTTTTCATTCTACGGACTGAGGGAGCAGCACTAAGCATTATCTGTGTGTTAGAAGGTAACAAGACTTCAAAATCACCATACTGTCTAGCAGAGGCGATATTTCTTCCTTGTACTTCTTGTACAACATATACTGTCACTATTTTCTCCTTTCTTATTTCTAGTTACGTTTTAAATAATATATATGTGGAACGGCAAAGTAAAGCTATTACGTATATATACTTTTAAAAAGAAAAAGTTTATAGGAAAGTTATTTGTAAAACTACTAATATTACTAATAGACTAATATTGATATTAAATTTACCTAGTGTTTAACTGGTTTTATAGTTATTAGTTTTAGTAAAAACATTATTAAAACAGTTCGGTTCTATTAGAGGGCACAGGAAAAGATTATGCTTTGAGCTATAAAACAAGTAATTATAAGATATACTAGGGGCTAGAAATTAGAAAGTTAATATGAAATATAAGTTTAAAACAAAGCCTTACGAGCATCAGCTCGAAGCATTAAAAAGATCGTGGAATAAGAAAGAGTATGCTTATTTTATGGAAATGGGTACTGGTAAATCTAAAGTACTTATTGATAATATCGCTTTATTATATGATAAGGGTGGTATAAATGCGGCTATCGTTATAGCACCTAAAGGTGTTTATAGGAACTGGTCTGAAAAAGAAATACCTACTCATATGCCAGACCATATAGAAAAGTATATAGGTGTGTGGACTCCTACTCCCAACAAAACACAAAAACATATGTTAATGAAACTGTTCGAAGTAACAGATGATTTAAAAATATTTATTATTAATGTAGAAGCTTTTAGTACTAAGAAAGGCGTAGCTTTTGTTGAGAAATTTATCTTAGCCCATAACGTATTAATAGCTGTTGACGAATCTACTACAATTAAAAACCCTAAAGCACAACGTACAAAGAATTTATTAAAGTTAGCTATTAATACTAAATACCGTAGAATCCTAACAGGCTTTCCTGTTACCCAATCACCCTTAGATTTATATAGCCAAAGTGCTTTTCTATCTACTCAGTTGTTAGGCTATACATCATTTTATTCATTTCAAAATAGGTATGCAAAACTTATTAATAGAAGTATGGGGTCAAGAACTTTTAGACAAGTAGTTGGTTATCAAAACTTAGAAGAACTAACTGATAACGTTAGTGAGTTTTCTTATCGTGTATTAAAGAAAGAATGCTTAGACCTTCCAGATAAAGTTTATCAACGTAGGGAGGTAGAACTAACTCCCGAACAAAAGAAGGTCTATAAACAGCTAACAGATTATGCTATAGCTGAATTAGCTTCCCGCGAGATAGTTAGTGTTACTTCAGTACTTACACAAATATTAAGATTACACCAAGTAGTTTGTGGGTTTGTTAAACACGACCAAGGGGAAGAAGTAGAAATACCAAGTAACCGTTTAGATGAATTAGTTAATATATTACAAGAAGTACAAGGTAAAACTATTATTTGGGCTAATTATCAATTTGATATAAAAAGGATTTTAAAGAAAATACATGATATAGCAGGGGTTAATAGTGTAGCTACCTACTACGGAGAAACACCCGATGACGAACGACAAGAAGTAATAAGAAGATTTCAAGACCCCGACTCAGAATTAAAATACCTTATTAGTAATACTCAAACAGGTGGTTATGGTATTACTCTTACCGAAGCAAGTAATGTTATTTATTATAGTAACAACTACGACCTTGAAAAACGTTTACAATCAGAAGACCGTGCTCACCGTATAGGTCAAACAAATAAAGTAACCTATATAGATTTAGTTGCTAAAGGAACTGTAGACGAAAAAATTGTTAAAGCTTTAAGGAATAAACTCGACCTAGCACAAGAAGTACTAGGCGATGAGAAATGGAAAGACTGGATAGGTTAAGCCATTCTATAAGACATAAGATCAGCCATAGCTTTATCTTTAGCAGACATAGTTCTACCTGACATATCTTTATCAGACATGGTTCTACCTGACATATCTTTATCAGACATGGTTCTACCTGATTGACTTAAACCAGACATAA